TTCAATCTGTAGCACCAGGTTCATTCGCAACGACAACAAGTCTTCAAGCCGCATTGAAACCGCCTATTGGTAACATTACCGATAATATTACATTATATATGCCAGAGACATTGAACATGAGTTATAATGCTAACTGGCAAGAGTTTAGTTTGACAGATGAACTAGGTGGATTAGGTAGAATCGCTTCTGCCGCAATGGATGCTTATGAAACTAGAAATGCTGGTTGGAATGAAAACTTAAAGAACTTGGCATCTGGTCCAGCAGGACTTGATTTGATTGGTCAAGGTGCCAATGCAATTACTGGTGGTCAACAAGGTAGTGATATTTTATTGAGGTCTGGTGGATATGCCATCAACCCACAATTACAATTACTATACAAAGGTGTTGGTCTACGTAGTTTCCAAATGGAATTCTTATTCACACCAAAAAGTCAAACAGAAGCACAGGCAGTTAAAACAATCATTAGTAGATTCACAAGAGCTTTCTTGCCTACATTACAAGGTGCTACAAAAGGTGGTTCTAGTGGACAATATTTCACAATGCCATCAGTATTTCAAATAAAGTTTCAGTTTCATGGTGGTAATAACAATACACCAGCAGGCGCAGCCATTAATTCTGTACTAGGTAATCTTGGTGCTGTTGGTACTGCTATAGCACCTTCATTAAAAGCAGGTTCAACGAATGGTAATGAAAATACTTACCTTTATAAAGTTGGTAACTGTGTACTAGAAGATTTAACAGTAGATTATGCTCCAAATGGTTGGGCTGCATATACTGATGGTGGTCCAGTTCAAACTAGATTGACATTGAGCTTTAAAGAAACAGATATTATGCATCGTCAAATATTTGATAGTAAGGCGGTACGATAATGTTATACTTTGATACTCTACCTAAGTTAATTACATTAGACCCAACAAATAATGCTGTTGTTGTCACTAATATATTATCACGTTCTAGTATAATACAAAAACTGTTAAAAAATCCTGCTCTGTTTTATCAGTATGATATACAAGACGGTGATACACCAGAGATTGTTGCTTCTAAGTATTATGGTGATTCATATCGTTATTGGTTGGTATTATTTGCTAATCAGATTTTTGATCCACAATGGCAATGGCCGTTATCGGCAAATCAATTTGAAGCTTACCTGAACGACAAGTATGGTTCTGCTGCAGCCAATAACAATCAAACGATGATTGCTTATACACAGTCAACCATACAAGAATATAGAAAAATCTATACTTCATATGATTCTACGACAGCAAACACTACGATTATTAATTATACAATAGATTCTAATACATATAACAATCTAGTGACCAGTACACAAACAGTTGATTTGCCGAGTGGTGCTTCTTGTACTATTACAATAGACAAAGAAATAATTGACATATACACATATGAAGTTGAACAAAATGATGCAAAACGAACAATCAATTTAATCAATGTAATATATGCAGGTCAATTCGAACAAGAACTTGACAGTTTAATGAACAGCTAGAATGGCAACAAATTTTCCTACCCCCGATAAGGCCGGTGTAACGTATCCACAGGATTATAGTCTTAAGGCACTTACCTTATTGACGCCATCTATTGGTGCGTTTGATTTAAAAGCCAGTTTTATTGAGATGTCTTATTTTGAAGATATTTTTAGTAATACAGTTACAGGTCGTTTGATTATATCAGAAGCAGAAGGCTTTATTGAGAAGTTTCATTTAACTGGTAATGAATATATTAGAGTGATATTTACCAAGGCATCTGATAAAAACTTCGATATCAATATTCTATTCCGTGTATATAAGATATCTGACCGTATGTTGGTTGGTAATATGACCACAGAAGGTTATGTACTGTATTTTTGTTCAGAAGAATTGGTATTGTCCGAACAATATAAGGTAAGTAAATCATATCCATCTACTAAAATATCAGATATCGTCAGCGATATTACTACAAATTATCTAAAAGTGCCTAAAAATAAATCGGTTTCAATTGAGCCGACTAGAGGCATCTATGATTTTATTGTACCAAACTTTAAACCATTCGAAGCAATTAATTGGTTGGCAACATATGCACAATCAGATACTTCTAATGTGTTTGGTGCTGATATGTTATTCTTTGAGAACAAATATGGATTTAATTTTGCTTCTCTACAAACATTGTTCAGTCAACCAATTTATAGAACATACTCTTATCAACCTAAAAATGCTGATAAAAAGAGTCAAACACAAGATGATAAGTTTTATTCTGTATTATCATATAAGTTTATGAATACAGTAGACACTTTGGGGGCTATCAATTCTGGTCAGTTTGCCAATCAATTGATTACTGTAGATCCATTGTTACAGAGATACATTACAACAGATTTTAATTATTCGAAGTATTTTGAAAAGTCAGCATCACTCAATAAGTATCCTATCGTAAACGGTGCTCAAAATAGGTTTGGTGATGCTGTTTATGAAACACCACAAGCTGTTATTAAAATGACTGCTGGCAATCATGGACAAAAAGATGTTCCATTTATTGGTAATAAACCAGGTTCATATGCACATGATATTTTTGCAGAAGTGTTTATACCAAATAGAACAGCACAGTTATCTTTATCCAACTATAATAAAATCAAATTGGTAATTGATGGAGATCCAGGTGCTGCAGCAGGAACAACAATCAATTTCAATCTACTGTCTATGACGCCTAGAGCACAAGACAAGAAACCTGATGACTTTTATTCAGGTAAATATTTAATTTCTGCTGTGAAACATACAATTAAAATTGATGGTTATACAACTGTTTTAGAAATTGTGAAAGATTCTACAATTAAACAGTATGTCACACCTAATAATGGTTCAACAATATGGCAAAATACTGTTAAAGGTATTATATGATAACTAAGCAAGGTTTAATGGGAGTAGATGGCTTCTACTGGTGGTTAGGAGTCGTAGAAAATAGAGACGACCCTTTAAAGATTGGTCGTGTACAAGTTCGTATATTCGGTTGGCACACACCTGATTTAAAATTAATACCATCTAAAGATTTGCCATGGGCACATCCAATATTGCCAGGTAATAATTGTGATGACTTTAAGACACCAAAAGAAGGTGCTTATATCTTTGGTTTCTTCTTTGATGGTCCTTCTGGTCAGTTTCCTGGTTATCTTGGTGTAATGCCTGGTATTCCTAATGCGGTTGCCTTACAAACGGATACGCCACAAACTGGATTCCAAGACGTTAGAACACCAGAACAACTGGCAACAGCACCAACAGTTCCTGCTACTGTGGAAGCACCAAAAGATGGGTCTGGCGCAACTGTTACTAATCAACCAGCACCAAGAAATCCAGCGGTTGCCGGTGTACCAACTACGCCACCATTAGCAATCAATGATCCTGCTAATCCGCCACCACAGATAACACAAAGAGTTGAAGATTTAGTTAAAGGCATTCCCGGTCCAGAAAATGTAAACTTGGCAACTACGATTGCTGGTGCAGCTGCTGGTGCTCAACAAGCATTAACAGGTCTTGCTTCTGATTTAAATAAATTAGTACCAAATCTAAATTCTTTGACATCGGCTTTATCAGGACAATTACCAAGTTTATCTGGTCAATTAACTCAAGCCGCCAACTTAGCAAGTAGTTTGACCGGTACAACAGTTACACCACCATCACAAAGTGCCTTGGCAGAAGCACAAGCGTCAATCAATACTCAGTTAGCAGCCGCACAGGCCGCAGCAGCCAACGCAGCAATGCAAGCGGCAGAATCTGCTTCAAAATCATTAGATGACTTAAAAGCACAATCAGGTACAATTTCAAGTACAATATCACAAAATTTATCAAAACTTTCTTCAGGTTCTATAACTACTCAATATCCTGTTATATTAAATAGTGATGGTACACCAGTTGTTGCTGCTGAAGGTTTACAAGTTCAATTAAATCAAGTTGGTGGTACATTATCCGGTTTAGAAGCACAATTGAGTGCTTTACAGGCACAATTGCAATCACAATTAACATCATTGGTCAAATAAAATGGCAGACTTATTATCAATAGGCGAATTACAAACACAAATATCACTATTGGAGAGTCAAATTGCGGCTTTGGCAAGTGTCGCCAATAATAAAACATTATATGCCGCTGCATCTAATCAATTAGAAGCTGCCGTTAATCCAAATAACTCTTATAGTGAACCAAAAACACCATTTGCACCACAATATCCATATAATAATGCAAAATTGACTGAATCTGGTCATTTAATGGAGTTTGATGATACTCCAGGCGCAGAAAGAGTATCAATTGCACATAGAACTGGTACATATTTTGAAATTGGGCCAGATGGTGGTAAAACTGAAAAAATCTATAACAACAATATGCAAGTTGTTATGGCAGACAATAATTTGTATGTTATGGGTAAAGGAACGGTAACTATACAAGGTGATTGTAAAGTTTATATTCAAGGCAATGCACAATTACAGGTTGATGGTGATGTAAACTGGAAAGTTGGTGGTAACTTAAATATGGCAGTCGGTGGTCAATTTACTGCTCAGGCACAGAATTTCAATATGGTAGGGCCTATTAATCATGTGGGAGATATTGCTTCTACTGGTAATATACTAAATGAAGGTAATATATCATCTAATCAGAGTATTCAGGCAGCCTTGGATTTTGTTGGACACAGAAATTTGACAGTTACAGGAACTGGTACATATGGCGGTGATGTTGTTGCTAATGGTATTAGTCTCGATAATCACGTTCATGGAGGCGTTCAATCTGGTGGTTCTACTACTGGTGCACCACAATAGTCCAAAATTTTCGAATTTTGCGTCCGGGGCTAGAAATTTTGGAGACGAATCCAAGGAACTAAAAAAGCGTTTTTACTCCTACGATAAATAAAGAATGGCACAAACACTACAAAAGATATACTCAGACTTAGACCTCACTTTTAACCGTCAACCCGGTAAAGGTGATTTAGCCTTGAGATATGATGAACAAGCAGTTATTTCGTCAGTTAGAAACTTATTATTGACGAATTTCTATGAAAGACCATTTCAACCTGAGATAGGTTCTAATATTAACGGTCTATTATTTGAAAATATTTCTCCGATTACTGCCAGTATTATTGAAACAGAAATTCAGAACGTTTTAACCAATTTTGAACCAAGAGCAACTATTTCCGATATATCTGTGACAGCACAAGAAGACCAAAATTCTTTCTTTGCTAGGGTTACCTTCTTTATTGGTAACAATACGACACCGACAGCAGTAAATCTATTATTACAAAGAGACCGATAAATGGGAACAGCAAATTCAAATATTCAACTGGCTGACCTTGATTTTAATAATATCAAGCAAAACTTCATTGCCTTTCTTCAAACTCAAAATGTTTTAAAAGATTACGACTATTCTGGTTCTGCTCTTTCTACTTTATTAGATGTATTGGCGTATAATACACAATATAATGCCTTCTATTTGAACATGGTTGCCAATGAAATGTTCTTAGATACAGCATTACAGAGAAGTTCCGTTGTTTCTTTAGCAAAAGTATTGAATTATACCCCAAAATCTGTGATATGTCCGTCAGCCACAATCAGTATGAATGTGTATAATGTAACGGCATCTTCACTAACTTTACCACAATATACTAAATTCTTGTCAGAATCTATTGATGGTGTTAACTATACCTTCATCACTAATACTTCTACGACAGTTAATACTTCTGCCAATAATGTGGCACAATTTAATAATGTCACAATCGTACAAGGTACACCAGCAACTTACAGTTTCACGGTAGATTCAGTTGCAAATCCAACATATACTTTCTCAATACCTGATGCTCAGATTGATACGACAACATTACAAGTAACAGTACAACAAACGGCTTCTAATTCTTATTATCAAGTATATTCACAAGCAAAAGATTATTTGAGTTTAACTGGTACAAGTACAGTATATTTCTTACAAGAAGGTACTAATGGTTACTATGAAATCTATTTTGGTGATGGCATATTAGGTCAAAAATTATCTGATGGTAATGTGGTTAATGTAACTTACCTATCATCAAGAGGTACAGCATCAGCAGGTGCTAATAACTTCACATTGATGGACACAATTAGTGGTTTTGGTACTACTGTTGTCAAGTCTCTAACGGCTGCAACGAACGGTAGTAATAAAGAATCTATTGGTTCTATTCAATTTCAAGCACCTAAATCATATGCAGCACAAAATCGTGCTGTTACCAAAGACGATTACATTACTTTGATTCAACAGAACAATGTTGGTCTAAGTTTTGATGCAGTTAACGTATGGGGTGGAGAAGAAAATAGTCCTCCACAATACGGTAAAATCTTTGTGGCAATTAAACCACAAGGCGGTTATTCTTTAACAGATAATCAAAAACAAATTATTACCAATCAAATCATTGCTCCAATATCAGTATTAACTGTTGTACCAGAGATTGTTGATGTAGATTATGTGTATGTCATTTTAAATGCTGACGTATTATATAATCCAAAGAAGACAACATTAACATCAGCACAAATTTCTTCTCTTGTTACTGCCGGTATTAAAAACTATTGTAACAACACATTAAATACTTTCAATTCTACATTTGTGATTGGTGATTTGATTCAACAAACACAAGCATTAGATCCATCAATTATTGCCATTGATTTTGATTTGTTCTTAGAGAAAAGAATAATACCAACTCTGAATAAATCTTTAAACTATACTATCAATTTTGGTAATCAATTAGAACAAGGTACTGGTGATGAAGCGTTTGTTATTAATCCTTCATTTGCCACAATAGATGCTTTAGGTAAGACATACGACCCGGTTTACTTTGAACCATCACCTGATACAACAACAAACATTGATTCTATTACCATAGTTTCTGGTGGTGCTGGATATACCAAACCAACTGTTACTATTTCTGGTGATGGTAATGGTGCAACTGCTACAGCAACAGTAGAAAACGGAGTCATCACAGGTATTACAGTTACAAATGGTGGTGCTTTTTATACTCAGGCGGTCGTAGTTATTTCTGATCCAACTGGTGCCGGTGCTTCAGCAATTGCTGTTCTTCGTGGTAACTACGGTACATTAAGAACATATTACTATGTCAATGGCGTTAAGAATATTTTAAATACTGATGCAGCAAACATAGATTATCAAAATGGTATTGCCACACTATTGAACTTTACACCTACAGCAATTAATAATACTGATGGTATTGTTAGATTGATTGGTTATTCTGCTAACCGTATTATATCATCCACATTCAGTCAAATTATTACCCTAGATAATAATGATCCATCAGCCATAACCGTATCCGTTACTGCTAAAAGTTAATGTCTTATCTTAACAAAACATCGTTACTAATACCGTCACAACTGCCGGGGTTTATCCGTGACAATCCGGATTATGCCACCTTTGTGTTGTTTCTCCAAGCATATTATGAATGGATGGAACAACAAGGCGGTGCCGTATATGGTACTAAGAATTTATCCAGTTATTTTGATATTGATACCACACTGGATCAATTCTTACAATATTATAGAAATGATTTTCTATCATTCTTTCCAGACGGTTCATTAATTGACCAAAGAAAGTTAACTAAGATTGCCAGAGAGTTGTACCAATCTAAAGGTACACCGTCTTCTTATCAATTTTTATTCAGAATACTATACAATTCTGAAGTAGATTTATACAACGCTAGTGATTATATTCTTAGAGCTTCAGATGGTAAATGGGTTCTTACTCGTTCATTGACTCTAACTACTATAGATCCTACATGGCTAAGTGCTGTTAATTATAGATTGTTTGGTGAAACTTCATATGGTTATGCCACAATTGAAGACGTTATTATTGGTTTAAATTCAACACAGATTGTTTTATCTGGTATTGATAGACAATTTTCTTCAGGTGAATATGTTCATGTTGTAGATATACATGGTGCACCAGTATTATTCAACGGCTCTGAACTTAGAGCACAAGTATTAGGTGTTCTTTCATCTGTTGCGGTCGATCCAAAATTTACAGGTTCAGGTTATAATGTTGGTGATCCAGTTGTATTTTTTGGTGGTTTAAATCCAAACATTACTAATCCTGTCGGTGCTTCTGGTTATATCTCTCAAGTATCTGGTGCTAGTGTAACAGGTGTAACTCCAACATACATAGGACAAGGTTATAGACCAGGTAGTTATACTGAGGTAACTATTACATCAGGTTCTGGTTCAGGTACAGGTGCTCGTGATATTGCCACCGTATTTGACCCAACCAGTTATTATGTTTATCATGTACCAACAGATACTTTAGGCAACAAAGCAACAGTTCAATTAGGTGACGGCTCACACCTTGTAAGTTATAATTTTGCCAATGATTCTATTGCCAATTACAATACAAAACTATCAAGAGCATTATCATTCCCGGTATTGAATACTTATGGTATTCTAGCAACAACAGTCACATCAGGTGGTACAGGTTACGACCAAACAACTTCAGCATCTGCTGTAGGTTTCTATCAGACAGAGACAGGTGCTTTAGATAACTTACCGTACCTTGGTATGTTAGGCCCAATACAAATTGTTGCTGGCGGTACAGGTTATGCCATCAATGATACGATTGTATTTACTGGCGGATCTGGTTATGGTGCCTTTGCCAACGTAAAGGGTGTATCAGGTAACGGAGCAATTACTTCTATCAGTTTTGTTCCTGATCCATCAGGTACTACCTTGTATCCTCCAGGCGGTATGGGATATCAAAGGTCTTTACCAACATTAACTGTACATTCAGCCAATGGTACAAACGCCATAGTTACTGTGCCTGGCTTAGTTGGCGGTGATGCTAAATTTGGTATCACATCTACCAGTTATGGTCAAGTACAGGCAATCACACTTACAAATCCAGGCCAAGATTATATTACAGCACCAAGTATATCTTTACGTGTAGAAGATATGTTGGTCTATAACATCAACGTATTTGAACAACCAAAACAAGGTGATGTGGTTTACCAAGGCACATTGATAAACACCACATTTGTTGCCAATGTAGATTCAATCTCAATCAATACTGCCAACGGTTCAAATTCTTATTTCTCAACCTATAACCTGAGAACATATGATTATAATGGTTACTTAGATGCAAATACTATTATCAAAGTATCTAGAAACGGTCAAGATTTAGGTGTTGGTTTCTATATTTCTCAAGCAAATACTGGTGTTTATACACAAGGTAGAAAGATTTATGGTAATGGTTCTGCCAAGGCAAGTGCTGTATTCTCTAATGGTATTATATTAGGTAAAGGTATTTACTTAAATGCTGACGGCCAACCATCAGCATACTCAGTTCTTGAGAATTCCAAATACAACAACTACACCTATATTTTACAGGTTGAAGCTGCATTAGCTAAATATAAACAGACCGCTCTGGCGTTCTTACATCCATCTGGTATGAATTATCAGGCATACAATGTTCTAAGAAATGAAGAATCTTATAACCTTGGTATGTCATCAGAAGAACTAAGCATACAATCGTTGAGATATCTATTAGATGGTTCTGCAGGTGCTTTCTATGCTAATGCCACATCGCCTAATATAATTACAACATACAATACTACTGGTGCCAATTTGGCCAACGTAGTATTTGCTAACTCTTACTTGACTGTTTACACACAAGGTGGTAGAGATTTCTATTCACAAGTGACTGGTGTAACGGCAAACACCATTACATTGATGGACAATTGGAATTATTTGGTGCCGAATGTTGTAACGGCAACCGTATCTGCCAATTCAAATACAATAAATATTACCGGACTAACAGATTCCTGGAACATCGCTACAGGTAATACAGTCGGTAGATTTAGTGACTTTATGTACATCAACGACTCGGTTTCATTTGATGGTGTGTACTATACAAAGATTACTCATGTTGACCAAGCAGACCAAGGTACAACAATTAAAGTTACACATACATATCCGACAGCACAAACAGGTTTCTTAAACTTCAAACAGAATACAAATTCAAGTAATATTTGGGTGAGTGGCATCGTAGCCGTACCAGAAGTTACAGATATAATAACAGAATTTGGCCTACCATTAACCACCGAAGACGGTAACATACTAATATTGGGATAATAAATGTCTAGTATAAAAATTTCACAACTGCCAGTCAGTTCAAATGTAAATCCTAATCCGGTAGACTCGGTATTTCCGATGACGGATACAACTCTTGGAGAAACATTCCAGTTGAGTGCCTTGGCATTAGGAAATTCATTGTATGCTAATAATTCTTTAGTTGTTGGTTCTGGTGGCATACAGTTACCTAATACAGTAGCACAGTTTACAGGTATTTCTGGTGGTTATACACAAGTCAATGAACAAAATTTAAATGCTAATGGTACTGCCGACTTCATTGTAACTGCTGATATCGGTTCAGATGTCAATTATTATATTGATATGGGTATTACTAACTCTAACTATAGTAACGTATCACCATTCAATTCATTAGGCACATCTATTGAACCACTATCTGGTTATTTGTATGTACAAGGTAATGCCACATATGCCAACTCAGGTAACTTGGTTATCGGTACAGTAAATCCAGGTACAGAGACTCGACTACTTGCTGGTGGTGTTGGTATGGAAAACGTGATTGTTAAAATTAAATCAGGTGAAGTTAAGGTTCGTGCTAACGTAGTATTGAATGTGGCTAATGTTGTTTTAGTTAATACAGTTACATTCTATGATGGTACTAAACAGACTACTGCTGGAGTTTCCAATGCTTATGCAACGGCTGCTTTTGCTCAGGCCAATTCAGCGGGTGCCAATACAGTATATCAAACAGGTGTTAACACAACTCAGAATACTTGGATTCAGTCAGCATGGAATGAAGCCAATACATCATTACAAAATACTGCAAGTATTATTATACCAGGTAATGTGACAATTAATGGTTCAACCACATTAAATTCTAACACATATTATAATGGCAATACAATACAATATGGTTCTGTAACAACATACGGAAACTTGATTACTATTGGTACAATGACCACGACAGGTAATGTGGTCACTACTGGCAACTTAACAGCAACAGGACCAGTAACATTTAACGGACAATTTGTTAATAATGGAACAACTTATAACAATGGTACCACATATCTAAACGGAAATACCACAACAACTGGTACTTTCATTATGACGAACTCAACGTTCGCTGCAAACTCATATGCAATTGGTATTATTGGTTCTTCTAGTGGTCAAACACAACCACCAGTTGCAGACGGCACAATGTTACAGATTACTGGTAAAGATGGTGTCAATTCTAAATTGATTGTTGATGCCGCAGGTACTGGTGTATATGCCTTGTTTAACGGTCGTTCAATGCGAGGTCTTGCTAACACACCAAGTGCATTGTTATCTGGTGATACAATTGTACGATACGGTGGTAACGGATACGGTGCAACTGGATTTGGTTCGGGTGTTGGTGTTGGTGGTGCTAAGATTGATTATGTTGCTGCTGAAAACTTTACAGACACACAAAAAGGTACTAACATTATAATTGCAACCACACCGGTTGGATCAAATGCATTAGTAACTGCTGTCACAATTTCAGGTAATAATGTTGTTGTTGCAAACACATTAACCTCTAATACATATGTATATGGTTCTGCTACGGCCAACTCAGGCGTAACTCAAATAACAAGTAGAACTACTGGCGTTACAGCAAACGGTATTACGGGTACAATTATTGGTTATTCTGCAAGTGCTTTCCAACATGGAACAGGTTATGTATTCACAGTCAACAATAGTTCTGTACTACATACAACTGATATTGTTTTTGTTTCTGTACAAAATAGTAACTGTCCAGTACCTCAAGTATCTGTGGCCAATACTAGAGTAGGAAGTTTTGATATATGTGTGTTCAACGGTTCTGGTGCAGGTAACGATGCGGCTTATACAATGAACGTGAATTTTGGTATCATTAGAGTTGGATCATAACGAATAAATAAACTATGGCTAATACAGTAAACGGAATATTAACATCATATGCTTCAACCGTAGAGGTTGAACTTACCTATTTCTTTGTGATTACTTCACAAGGATTTTCACCTAATACACAATCGACCACATATTTCTTTGTAGGTAAAACTGACCAATGGCCAGATGATGTAAATCCTGATGTACCTAACCAATCTCAGGCATATATCAAAGAAACATTTAAGAATATGTTTGCTGCCAAATTGGTAACATCATCCAATTTGTCGCCAGTTGTACCAAGAATTGACTGGACTTCTGGTGTAACCTACAACGAATACACCGACTATAATGATATGTTGGCTGTCGATTCAAATGGTTTACTAATCAATAAATTCTATGTTCGTAATTCATACGACCAGATTTTCAAGTGTTTAAGTAATGCTAATGGTAGTCCTTCTACTGTACAACCAGTTTTACAGGCCGGAACAACAGATGCCACACAAACTTTATACTTGGCAGACGGATACAAATGGATCTATGTCACAACAATTGACAAAGGTCTAAAGAAAAACTTCTTTGATGCTAACTGGATTCCATTATCAGTAGGTACAGTTACACCAAATCCATTGACACCAGCCGGTCTAGGTTCAATCAATGCTATTAATGTAATCACAGCAGGCAATAGTTATTCTAATGGTGTTTCTACAACAACCGTAACAATCAATGGTGACGGAGAAGGTGCTTCAGCATATGCCAA